CAATTAGTCCAACTGGCGTTATGTCATGGCGCACACCCTGAGATGTCCAACTGTAAAGTTTATTATATGTGCCGCCAACAATGTATCGATCTTGGTCATTCGCAATCCAAGTAATCATGCCACGAATTTTAGCATTAGCCGCCGTGTCTGATCGAGTACGCCAGCCACCCATCGGGCGCATTGTGCCATCAACCCAACGAATTAAGTTGGCGTCACGCCAGCGCCCAGATGCTTGTAATTCAGTACCATTTCGGTAAATGCCAGCAGGGATGTCTAATGGTATTAGTGGCATGTTTACCTCATTGGTCTAAGTTACTGTGACTATAACATATTTTTATGCTTATTAACAATATAGCCTTTATTCTGGTTTAGTAGGCCATGTTATATTATTTGGGAAGCCATCTTGATCTGTAACGTCCAAAAGAGCTTGGCGATAATTTTTCCATGCAGTCTTCTGTTCATCAGATTTTGCTTCCCATTCAATAAATCTGCTAGGCATTGGGTCAACTTCAGTTTCTAAAAGTTGATCTCTTATTAACCTAACGGCGCTTTCCATTTGCTCTACTGAGTGTTCTTCACTAGACATTTTTAATACCTTTTTTTAATTAAAGTGGGATTATAGCTAATTGCATTGAGGAATCATACCATTGAAGATAGCCTTGGTTTTGAGTTTCATGTTCCCCAGCCGTAACTATAATTTTCTGACCTGAAGAAAGATATGCACTACTCCAACTGCCAAACGGATTACTGATACTGCCTGTACTTGAGCCAGGAGAACCGCCATAAAACGGATTTGTGCTATTAACGACATTACCATTAACATATACTCTATATGAGTAGCCATAATAACCACCTGTTGAAGTATAATACCTATATTTTAGTAGGGCACTTATCGCAAATACAAGACAATCAGAAGTTGCAGTATATTCCAGCAAATACTGACCAGCATTGTATTTTTCTAAAGCACCCTTGTCGTCATTATATGCCGCATTATTACCAGAAGTTATTGTAACAACGCTCGCTCCACCAGCAGGGTCTGTCCATTGAGCAGTACCAGCAGATGCGTATGTAAGCAGTTGGTTTGCAGAACCGCCACTAGGAATATGATTGTTTCCATTGCCTGTTGGGTGAGAATAGTTGTTAGCATTGGTTGCGCCAGTGTAACCTAAGTTTGCTAATGTAAGCGTCCTTGTGGAGACTGATCCATTTGCGTCTGTTACATGGCCATTACTGTCACTTGATAAATTTATGTCAATATCTGATACTACAGTAGCACCTGTTAAAGCTCCTGTATCTACAGAAAAATCATCACCATTGAATGTTGGGTGTGTATATTGAGCCGCGCCAGAAATTGTGCCATCTGATGCAATTGTTATGTTTGATCCAGCAGTTAAGGAGCTGACGACGTTAGCTGTATCTGTAACATCCGCATTCGCCTCAATACCATCTAACTTAGCATGATCTGCTGTAGTAAAATTTTCATCTGATATTTGTGAATTATTTGCCAGTTCAACCCAACTGCCTGCATGGGCAAAATAACCTTTACCTGTAGCGTGAACGTGAGCAAACATGCCGTGATTACTTGATGCAGATGGTAAGTCACCTACAGTAGAATAGACGTTGGAAAATAAAACTTTATTACCATTACCATTAATATCGCCTGTCATCGTTCCGCCAGCTTTTGGTAATGCCGCGTTTGCAGTAGTGTTTAAAGTTTGTATATCTACGCCATCTACTGTGCCACCAACTGTAATATTTCCAGTTGCGCTTATTGTGGTAGCCGCCACTGTAGACGCAGAGTTTGCACCAATTGGCGTTCCATCGATTGATCCAGAGTTAATATCAATGCCAGTTACAGGCGTCGTACCATCCAACAAATTATCGACGTTATCCAAATTGGTATTTATTTTTGTACCCCAAGTATCCTCGGACGCTCCGACTTCTGGCTTTACCAGACCATATGTGGTTGTTGTAGTATCTGCCATAATTAACTCCTATGTTTGGCCTTGCGGCCTAGTATCGTTCATCAATGTAAGAGAAAGACGCAGTAGGCGCTGATCGCATACTGCCACAAAAATGCTTAAATTGCAACATCATGCGGCTGTCCATATCTCTGTTACTTTTGGTATTAATTCCCACTTTTCAATTGCGTTGCACGTCGTCGTCGTGGATGCAGATGTTGCACCAGAAAATGACATAACTTTATTGCACGTCGCAGTGACAGATGAGGTTGTAGTTATTGTTGCGCCAGACTGATTAACATCAGACCCACTAGACGCCGTACTAGATACGCCCACAACATTGTTTGACGCAACTTCACGCACACGTTCCATGCCTGACGTGTTTGTTGCGGATGCGGCTATTGTCGATCCAGTGCTTTGCACCCTATTAGATGTGGCTGTGGCACTTGCCGTTGTCGCAATAGTTGACGAGCCAACAACGTCAAATACAAAAGAAACCCCACCAAACAACGTACATGATGACGTTGCGCTTGCATTTCTATCACGACCAGCAGATGCAGTCGTGCCAGACGCTGTGATTACAATTGACCCACTTAGTCTGGCACGTATAGCAGACGATGCTGTAGCCGATACAGAGACAACTGCACCAGCTCCATCAGTGACAAATCCATCTAGCCCAAAGTTATATGAGCCGTATGTACTTTGTCCAAATCCACCACGATATTCAGCCATTTATTAATCTAACGTAATATCAAGATCGCCTGCTGGTAATCTAAATACGTCACCAGTATCAATTGCTTTGCTTGTTGTTAGAGCCGCGTATGCAATTAAGTTTCCACCAGATGATGCATCAAATACGCCAATGTGTGTAACTGTTCCATAGCCTGCTGTAGCTGTAGGATACTCGACAGATGCAGAATTTGATGCAGTGTTGCCAGATACAGTAAATGCAACTGGCTTGCGTGTGTACCCACCGCCAGTTACTTCAGTACCACCGCCAGTATCACTTGGTGCGGCTGTGTATAATGCAACGTGCCACGCAGTAGGACGTGTCACTGATGATGTAGTAAACACGTAGTTTAATACTCTTGTTTCGAAATCGTTTGAAAAACTCATTTTAATATGCCCTTATTTTCATTCGACGACCAGAGCCGCCGTATTTAGTTTGATCGCTGACTGCATTAATTGCGTCAACAGCGCTTTGATACAAAGCCGCCCAAGTAGTAATTCGAGCGTCTTCTTTTAAATATGGGGCTGAGTGTACCAAAGCTCCATACAAATAAGCATCTGGATATTCGCCCAGAAGCCAATTAGTGGTATTACTGTCAGATAATGCTGGAATTTTCTGGTAGTAATATAATTCTGCATTGTATACGCCATCTGGCGCTGGATGTACTTGTAGTTCGCCAGCAGTCATTGCGTAGTATCTTGGGTTGCCTGACACATTGCCAGCTCTTTGTTGCCTATCTAGTAATTCTGCCTGCGATATTAATTCTAGTGGGTTTGTCTCACCACTCGTAATATGAAAGCGGATAGGCTCTAACATATCTGCTGGGATCGCGCTGTATTTCGTATCAATCTCAGCAGTGGATCTGGCTTCCATTTTCCAATGGCGTAATCTGCGATTTAGATCAGTCTCTGCCAAAGTTATAAATGTGCTAGACACAGAAGTAAGGTCATCACGATTAAGAAAATCTGTGAGTGTCGTTTTTAATTCTGCGTATGTTGTTATTGGCATTGTCTAGCCCCTAGTTTTATTTCTATATATCATATTTATTAGTAAGATAGTAGCCCACGTTGTATATCTTTCTATCAATCTAACAATCCCTGCATTTGGTATCTGTTTAAAGCGGCATCCATTGCATACATATCTGCGGCGTCTTTGCCTTGAGATTTTAATATTTCATTATAAATCATATTCATATCTTCGTATTGATCATCTATGTTTTGTGAGATGTTAGGATTCATTTGAGCCGCCCTTAAATCTTTAGGCATAGCATTTGGATTTAACATATTTGAGCCAGATGGTGTGTTGTCTATCATCCTTGGAACGGCAAAATCAGGGAATTGCAAATACCAAGGGCGTACTTCACCCATTGT